ACTCAGCTCCTCGTGGACTTACTGCAGCAGCATCTCAACTTCGTCTTAATGACAAAGGCGAGGCCGAGCAATTCCGTAGTCGCAGAACATCAGGATCAAATGCCTGGCAGTCTGAGGCGTGGGAATACTACGACGCAATCGGTGAAATTAAATATGCCTTCAGCCTAGTTGGCTCGGTAATATCTCGTATTCGTATCTTTGCGGCAGTAATTGACAATCCTGCAGAGCCTCCACTTCCAGTTCGCAACAGTCCTCTCGTTGATGAGCGTCTTGCCTCAGCGGCAGAGCGCGCAATCGTGCGTCTTGACTCAGCATACGGCGGCCAGGCTGGTCTTCTCCGTGATGCAGCGCTTAACCTTGCAGTAGCTGGCGAGTGCTACCTTGTTCAAATTCCAGAGCGCATAGGACAAGGTCTTCCTGAGACATGGGATATCCGTTCAGTCGATGAGATTCAGATTGACCAAAAGGGTGCCTACACAATTATTCCTCGACGTGAAACAGGTTCCTACACAGGACAAAAACAACCTGGTCAAATTATACTTCCAAACAATGCGTTTATCGGTCGCATCTGGCGAGCGCACCCACGCTACTCCGATGAAGCAGACTCAAGCCTACGTGGCTTGTTAGATCTTTGCTCAGAACTACTTCTCCTCAACAGAACGTTCCGTGCTACAGCGCGCTCACGTCTAAACGCTGGAGCGTTGTACTTGCCTGACGGACTTTCTGTTGCTGCTTCACCAGATCCTGATTATCCGTATGATGATGATGACTCAATGAATCAAGCCTATACTCCTGAGGAGGCGGCTGACGAGTTTGAGGATCAACTTATGGATGCGATGACAACTCCTATTCGTGACGAAGATTCAGCATCTGCGGTTGTTCCATTGATTATTCGTGGGCCAGCAGAACTTGGCGACAAGATTAAGCAATTCAAGTTTGAACGTTCGTTTGACCCAGCACTTGCACAACGCGCAGATCGCGTACTTGAGCGTATCCTTCAAGGACTTGATGTTCCAAAGGACATCGTTACAGGTCTTGCAAACGTTAAGTATTCCAATGCTCTTCAAATTGATGAGTCACTATACAAAGCACATATCGAACCGTTAATGCTTCTGATTGCAGACGCTATTACAGTTGTTTATCTGCGTCCTTACCTGATTGCAAATGGGTTCGACCCAGCTCAGGTAGAACGCATCTGCGTATGGTATGACCCATCACAGGTGGCTACGCGCAATGACCGCGCCGCCGACGCAGATGCTGGATTTGACCGGGGAGTTATCTCTGGAGATGCATGGCGCAGATCACACGGATTTACAGAGCAGGACGGCCCAACTCCTACAGAGGTTGCGCTACGTCTGCTTAGAGAGAAGGGTGCGATTACACCTGAGCTCACAGAGGCAATGCTTGGAGCTGTTGCCCCTGACGTTATGAAGGCAACGCGTCTTGCGTCACAGGCTCAATCACTTGCGCCAATTCCGCCAGAGGTTGAACGACTTCTTAAGGGACCGCAGCAAATTGCAACAGAAGCAGCGGAGACAGAGACGCCAACAGAGACACCAGAGCCAACTCCAACTACTGAGGTGTAACAGTAATGTCCTTTGAGCCAGTTGATCTTGTTGCTTCATACACGCCAATAACAGCAGATGGTAAAGGTCCTTGCTGGGACGGGTATAAGCAAGTTGGTATGAAGAAAGGTAAGAACGGGAACATGGTTCCCAACTGCGTACCAAAGGATTTTGCAGACTCGCTTACATCTGCAGGAATCATTGTTGCTGAAGAGCAAGATCTTGCTAAGGCACTTTTAGAGATCGCCGAGAAGCACGGAAAGTTTAACGAGGACCGAACAGGTATCTGGGCAGGATACACGCCTGCCGCAGAAAATGAATATAAAGAAATTGGTGTTAAGTGCATCAACTGCGTTCTTTACGAAGGTCCTGGAGTTTGTAAGATTATTGCACAGCCAATTGAAGATGACGGCAAGTGTCGTTTTGCGGTTATCCCTGATGGTGTTGTTCAAGTTGAAGACAGTCAGATTACAGCTGCTGCGTCTCGTCCTGCACCAAAAAAAGATCGCATCTACGGCTCAAAGAGAAATCCTAAGGGATCTGCTAAGGGTGGAAAGAAAATTGTGTTTAGCGCTCGAACAGAGGCAACACTTCGTGAGAAGGTAAAGAAGCACAACGAGAAAGCACCTGAAGGACGTAAGGCAACTCTTGGAATGCTTAAGGCAGTGTATCGTCGTGGCGCTGGTGCGTTCTCAAGTTCACATCGTCCAGGAATGACAAGAGACGGCTGGGCATTTGCTCGCGTCAATGCGTTTCTGCGCTTGTTAAAGAGCGGTCGCCCTGCAAATGCAAATTACAAGCAGGACAATGATCTGCTACCAGCAAAGCACCCACGTTCAAGCAAAGGTGATGCCTCGATTATTGCGTCACTCTATGCTAACCAAGAATTATACGTTGAACTTCAGAATGAAGAAGATTATCACTCACCAGAGCACGCAATACTTGCAATGGCAGAACTGTCTGGTCAAGGATATGAAATTGTCCCCGCGCTACGCGCGACCTGGCTACGTGCCATACGTGACAACGAGTCTCCATTTGATCGAGCAGCAGTTCTTGCGTCTGCTCTCTATGGGTCAAAGGACGCAGACCTTTTGCCAGTTAAGGAGACCGAGTAAATGTACGAGCTAATTAACGAACTTATCTCACACAGAGAAAAGGCTAAGGTTGTTCCTAAGGCAAGTGTTCGTGGTAATAAGACTTCATTTCGTCAGTCCTTGCGTAATCTTGCGGCAATTGAAAATGCAAAGGTACCTGCAGAGCGTCGCGTTTCTCAAAAGGCTGTATTTGCAGTTGCAGAGCGCTCACTTCAAAAGACAGCAGGGCTAGAGAAGAAGACTCGCCAGTTTATTGCATATAAGGAAGTCTCATCATTTATTAGTCTTGCCTGCACCGGCGAGTTATCTATCGAGTCACAGGTTTCATATAGAGATCTACTTCCATTAGGACACCCTCTATCATCTCGCTATAGCGCGATGACTTCCTCTGCTTTACGTCATGCTCGTTCTCGCTGGATTGCAGCAGACCCACGCATTGACGATGAAGCAAGAGAGATTGTCGCAGCAGCATACTTCTATGACAGAAGTTCAACAGAGTACTCACATGCAATTGCGTCTTTACAAGTTCTTGTCGCAGGAGGAGTTCCTCGCGAGATCTATCTATCAGCTCTTACTGCTGCATTTAGCTTTGGCTCTGGCAATTCATCTGCTGCTCGTAGCGCGCGTGCTAATCTACAATGGCGTGACCGTTTAGGTCGCTGGATTGAAATGGGCCGTGGTATTGGTTTCAAGATTAACATCAATGGAAACAATGTTCCTATCAATGGAAAGTTTATTGGCGTTGATGGCAAGCGTGGACTTGTTCAAGTTAAGGGTGATCCAAATCTTCCAGACGGCATCTATCCTGTTGAATCAAGTAACGCTCAGGAGTACAAAGCACTTCTACCAGACAGTGTAGTTGGAAAACTTAAGGGCAAGCTCTCATCTATATTTGACAGCAGGGCACAGATCTTCTCTAAGGAAGACATGATTAAGATGCGTATGGACGCACCTGCCGGTTGGAAGAAAAATAAAGATGGCTCGTTTGGATCTGATGACGACTATATTGTAGAAGAGTCTGATGGAAAGCTCGCACTGTTCCGTAAGGACAAGAACGGTGACAAGGGCGCGCAGGTTGGTGAGCAAGTTGATGATTGGGCACAGATCCAGGATCTTGCTAACGCAGATGAAGAAGACTACGACAAGTTTAAGCGCATCATGTCAGCTCCAAGCAATGCAGACGTCTTGCCAGGATCTGAGAAAGATCCTTATGATAATCTCAACCCTTCTGCCAAGGCCGTTCTAGAAGAGCAGGCAGCTAAGAAGGCAGCAGACAAAGCTTTCTTTGCGGAAAAGAAAAAGAAGCACAACGAGGACGTTGACAAGTTTGAAGCTATGTTTGAACAAGGTAAGGATATTGAAGGACGTGACATTCCTGAGGGATGGGAACTTGGTATTAGCAAGTACTCAACAGATGGCGTCCTTGATATTAGATCATTCCAAAAGCTAGTTCCAAGTGCAGATGGAAAGAACCAGATTCAAGTAATCGCAGAAATTGACGATGAAGGAAAGATCAGCTTTGGTCATCGTGCTCAGTGGTTTAATAAAAACGAAAACGGAACTGGCAAGTACGCCACATGGGAAGAAGCTGAGGCGCAGATTCCTCGTGTTGTTGAGTGGGTCGGTGACGCTAAAAGCTTACAGCATGACCCAGCTGATCCTTGGTT